TGTACCATTGGTAAAAATTCTTCTGTGTTCATCCAGTCTTGTGGAAAACGAACTTCTTGTTTAACATTACCTGCTAAGTTACCTGAATGATCAAACTCTTTAGATAATTTTTTATCGGTTAACATTTCTGTTGCTTTATCATCAAGCATTTTAGTAATGAAGTCAGGCATTCTGCCTCTCATTATTGTAGGACCAAAGGGTCTAATGGTATCAAACTTTAAGACCTGTTCTGTTTGTTGTTCTTTTTTAGCCATGGTTTCCTTTCTACTTGCAAATATCTATTGTCATATAGCAATAATTTGCCTATAAATATATAATTAAATAGGCTTATTTATCCAAGGGCGGCCTCCTTGCATACGACAATCACATAAATTGCAGTTTATTAGGAGATTATGCTTAAAGGTTTAAGAGGAATATTAGAAAAAGGTCTGCAGATAGCAGCACCTATTATTGGCGGTTCAATGTTTGGAGCGCCTGGAGCAATGTTTGGCTCAGGTATCGCATCATTAATATCAGGTGACAAGCCGCAAGACGCTTTAATTAAAGCAGGTCTTTCTGGCATAGCAGGATACAGAGGTGAAGACCAGACAAGCATGATAGATAAAGCAAGAACATCAGAGCCCGTACAAGCTATTTCTCAAAGATTTCCTAGCATGGATGGTTTTAAATCTAATATGAAAAATAAAGAAGGTTTTCTTTTTGATTTATTTAAAGAAAGAGGCACAGGCGAGAATCCAAAACCTTCTTTTGGTATGCAAGCGATATCAGCAGGCTTACCTGCATACTTATCTTACTTAGCAGCGAAAGAAGATGCTAAAAAACCAGGACCAGAAGATCCAAGTAAATATATGAGCGCAGTAGATACAATGTATGGTGGACAATTTGAAAGACCACCAGAGGAAAGACGAATACAAAATTTAACTCCTACATATAAAGCTGCAGGCGGTATGATGGGACAACAACCAGTTAACGGATTAAAATCAATGGAACAACCCGTTCAATATTCAGCAATGACAGGTCAAGGTATTATGGGTATGGCAAAAGGTGGAGATGTGTTTCCAAGAAAAACAGGTCAGATAGAAGGACCTGGTACAAAGACAAGTGATTCAATACCTGCAATGTTAAGTGACGGCGAGTTTGTACAAAGAACAGATGCAGTCAACGGTGCAGGAGTTATGATGGGTGCTAAAAATGCAAGTGAAGCAAGAGAAAAAGGTGCAGACTTTATGTATGCACTACAAGATAAACTTGCTAAAATGGGTCAGAGAGTAGCATAATGGTACAAACAGCAACACAGATATCTAGAGAAGCACCATTTTTAGAAGACTATAGAAGACGACTTTTAGACAGTGTATACGGCGGAACAGAAGTTTATAAAGAAGGTGATACACTTCCTGAAGGTAAAAAAATAGGTGATAAAAAAGATCCAGGTCTTTTAGATACACGCGTTGATCAGTTTCAACGTGGTATAGCTAGTTTTGCACCAACAGAATCAGCAGCTTTTTCTGAAGCATCAAGACAAATGGGAATTGATCCTGCAACAGGACAACGAACAGGTGTAGCATCTTTTGAACCTTTTATGCAACAAGCACAACAAGGTCTTACGTCAGCTATGGGTACAACTGCTTTAGGAATACCTTCTTTACAGGCAGCTCAACAACAGTTTGATCCAACAACAGCTAGAACATCAGACTTTATGAATCAATATCAAGCTGATGTAACTAAAAAAGCTCTTGAGCAACTGGATCAGGAAGCGGCAAAAGCTCAATCAAATCTTGCAAGTCAAGCACAGAAAGCAGGAGCTTTTGGTGGCGCACGATTTGGTGTACAAGAAGCAGAGTTAGCAAAAAATTTACAAGACATAAAATCAAAAAGAGTATTTGAAGACTTATCAAGAAATTTCATGCAAGCACAACAAGCTGCAATAGGAACAAGTGAATCAGCAAGAGCAAGAGAACTACAAGCTGCTCCTGTTTATGGTCAACTTGGTCAAACAGCAGGACAACAAGCGTTGGGTTTTGGTAATCTTGGTGCACAACAATTTGGTTTAGGACAACAAGGTATTCAATCATTACTTGGTGCTGGTCAAGTTCAACGAACTAGAGATCAAGCATTAGCAGATGAACAGTTTAGATTTAACACAGCACAAAGTTTGGAGCCTAGACAACGAATTCAATTTGGTGCTGACATTTTGGCAGGGACTCCTTCTATTCAACAGTCTATGAGTCAACAGCCAATACCGTACACAAACCCATTAGCAGCAGCAGTCGGCGGAGGTCTAGCAGGGCTTGGCGGCCTAGGTGCAATGTATAGTAATTAGGTAACATGGCAGATTCTATTTTTAATAGACCAATGTTTGCAGCAGGACAGTATGCTGATCCCGTGAAACCAAAAAAAAGTGGGGCAACAGCACCTGTTTCATTTGGCTTTGATGAAATTTATAAATCAGATTTTATGCCTTTTGATGCAGAGGGGGTTGCAAGCTTAATGCAAACATACGCACAGCCTGAAGTTACAAGACAAGCTTACGAAGAATTTGCAGGAGCTCCAAAAACATCAGAAGAATTTGCTGCTGAATATGACAGCATGTATCCTGAAACAGAATCAGTAGATGAAAATTTTGGATTTGAAAAAAACTTAGCTATTGCAAGATTAGGATTAGGATTGATGCAACCGACACCAGGTGGAGCATTAGCTCCAGCTATTGCAAGAGCAGGTGAGAATTTTTTAGCAGATCTTGCTACTGTCAACGAAAAAAAACGACAAGCAAAAGCAGCGAACAGAGAACAAGAACGAGAAGATGAAAGAGCAAAAAGGGAATATGTATTAGGCGCCTTACAAGAACAACGTGACATGAGAGACTCAAACGAATTTGATTTGTTTATGAAAGTTTTACAATTTAACATGGACAGTGATGAAGGTAACGTTGGCTTTAGAAGAGAGCTTGCTAAACAAAACTTTGCTTACAAATATGACGTTGACATCATGGCAATGGAGAACAATGCAAAATTATTAGCAGAACAATTTGAAAAAACACCAAAAGTATTTGCAATTAAACCAGAAGGTTTAGATCAAACAGTAAAATATGTGACAGGATACTTAGGTGTTGATCCAAAAGACGGTATAGAAAAACCTTTCATACCAAAACAAGTAGGAGATCAAATTATTTATGAGCCAGCACCGTTAGATGCTGTTATTGCAAACTTTAGTTTGAATGATGATAACTCGTTAAAAC